CTTGTACTCTATTATTAGTAGAAACTAACCGTTGGACTACAGCGGCTAGTTTAACTAGGTGTTCATCATTTTTTACACCTACTTCTAAATATTCTTTGATTAAAGGTACAATAACTGTAGCATCTCCAATGTTTTTAATTAGTGGCCTTAACTCACCAATCAACATATTAATCTGACGGTCCTTTTTAGAACTGTTAGAATAAATGTCTTTCATTAAATCGGAAAATTTCTTTCCTTTAAATATTTCAATATCAAAATCCATAAATTCCTTTAAAATAAATATCTTTATTCTAGGAATTCTGATTTTTTAAATTTGGCTTTGTCTAATGAAATATTTCCGGTATGCTTATACGTATAATACATTTCAGCATAAGCATTTTTAAGTGCATTCACTACCCTTGTTATGTATTGTGTTTTTACACCGGTTCTATCACGAATTAAAATATATAGAGCTTTCTTATTGAAGTTTTCAATATTTTCTCTATTTCGAAATAATTCTAACACTGAATCGGCTACTTGAATATCTGCTTGTTTTTTAAACAATATATTTAAGTTAGTATCAATATAATCAACAAATAAATCCATGAATTCTTTTTTCTCAGCTACTTCTTCTTCACGAAGTACTTCATTGATTATATTTCTTTGATCATCAATTGCTTCAGGCTGCTCTGTATTTTTGAATTTATTGTAATTTGAGTTATTATGAATAATCAAATAATTTTTTGCGATAATTGAAAAATATGAAAATGCCTTTCCTTTTGTCGGGTCGGTATATTTGTGAATCTTTTCATTTAAAAAAGCTACCACTTCATGCTTTACATCTTCATATGGTACATCGAAATGATAAAATTTAAAAGTATGAATAATATTCTCTACTAATTTATCAAAAGGATATTTAATTTCAGCATCATATAATTTATTACGCTCATATTCATTCTCTAATTGATTATACAATAATATTGCGTTCTCTGTATCTTTTGTAAAATACTGTTTATTTTTCGGCTTACGTCCCCTTGTTTTTGGTTCTGTAACTTCTATAGTTTCTAAAACTACAGGTTCATCATTCTGAGTACTCATAGGCTTTATTTACCGTGTCTGTTAATTCAGCTGATAGTTGTTTTATTTCTTTAAATACAAAACCTACTTCGTCATCAGCTTCAAACGAACCTTTAATGTCAATTTCTTTTAATTGAATTTCTACATCAAGAACTTTATCTCGAACTTCACTAATAATGTCTATATACATTTGACAATCATTTTCAAGTTGTTCTGCTTGAATTAATAAATTCCAACAGCCATATCCTAATACAGCTACTAAAATTAGTAAAATTAATATTAATACTATCATGCGTTTCCAAATATTTCATCAAAGGCAGATTTTAAATTTTCATTAGTAACCTGGTCTCCGATATTAGACAATTTTGATTTTACTTTGGTTTCTGTTGGTTGAGTAACTGGTTGGTGATTTAAGTTGCCTTCAATTAAAGTTGCTAAATGATCAGCGTGGTGCAATAAAATAGGTAAATCAGATTTCAATGCAAACTCAGGTTGACCTGCCATTAAATACGATTCATTTCCTTTAGAATATAAACCGTCATGTAATTTAATTGCTAAATATTCATTCTCTGAAAATGCAATTCCATGTTCTTGAAGTAAGAAAATACTTCTATCTGGAACTTTCATAAAATTAAGTTTACCATTAATTTTATAAATTTGACCTCTTTCTACATGCCATTTTGAATCATTAACAACATAATAATCTTCAGTGGTAGAACCTATTTTACCTAAATCATGATTAATCGCTGCAAATACTAATTCTTCTTTTGTATAGTTAGAAGTATTCGATCCTAAATTAGACCAGGTTGAATACAATTCCAATGCACATTTTACTACTCTATTAACATGGTCAATATAACCTCCAGGAAAACAATTGTGTCTAGAAGAATGTGATGAAGCAGGTGCAGTACAAATCTTTTCTGCTAAACCTTCATACATTTTAGTTAGCGATTCTTTTCTAGGACTTTGAATAAAAGTATCAATCGTATTCATTAACAAGTCCCATTGTCTTTCAGCGTCTTCTATTTTGTGCATAACCTATTTAATTTTAAAGTAATACTTCATCAATAACTCCTATTTCCTTTGCATAAGCAGCTGAAATATAGAAATCTTTTCTACATGCCTTTCTCCAAAAGTCTTCTGGCTGAGCAGTTTTACGAGCCATTACAGAATAAAAATCGTTTTCTAATCCATCTATATGATCTGCATTTGCTTTAATGTCAGCTGTCTTACCCATAATTTCAGCTGAAGCTTCGTGAAGCATAATAGTAGTTTGTTTAGAAGCTAATCTTCTACCAGTACCACAACATAAAATCATTGCCGCTGCTGACATAGCTCTTCCTCGTGCAATAATATTTACAGGCACAGATAAAGATTCGATATAATCAATAATGCCTAAAGCCTCATATACATCTCCTCCATTAGAGTTAAGTAATAAATTGATAGGGTCGTCAGCGTTTGCTTCAGGTCTATTTTTTAAAATGATTCTTACTTTAGCAACAAAATCAAATAAGCTACCTAACATTATATCTCCATGTAAATAAATTACAGACTCGTCAATATTAAGTCCATAATCAATTTCATTGAATGTAGTATCTTCTTTCTTTTCATCTGCCAATTTTGATTCCAATTCAGCAATTGGTTTTTTAGCCTTTGTGGATTCTTCACCGTAGATATCCATTCGTATATTTTTTATCATAATGATTTTAAATTTATATGTAATATAAGGTATTCTTTCGTAATTAATGAATATTACATTAATTTTTTCATAGCACGATTTGCTTTTGCCAGAGCTCGAGTAAATTCTGCTCTTTTACCTTTTCTTGTCTCGACAATCAAAGCAGCTTTTAAAGATTTAATTTCTTTACCCAAAGCTAGCATTTCAGATTCTTTTTCCTGTTTAGACAATTTTTTCTTTTCAGGTTTTGGTTCGATTATGGTCACAGGAAGCGTACCTTTTAAGTCAGGCTGCTCAATACCTTTATGAAAAACAGTGCCGTCTTGAGCTACATATACTTTCATAAATTTCCAACCTTTAGGATGACCTGATCGATTCATAGCACCTCTTTCCATTGGCGGTTCTACGTGTTGATTAACACATCGATAGCATAATACTGCAGTAGCATATTCTCCTACTGCTACCCATTCATCACAATCAATTCCTTTCCACCATTTACCTCCGGGTACAGAATTTTGACAAATCATTAATCTTTTACCGTCTTTAATTTTAGTACGGTATTTAGATTCCACTAATTTTTTAGGTGCTTTATTTTTCATAACTTATTTATTTTTAATTAATGTGCCGCTCCTCCTATACTTCTTTGATTCTTTTTTTGCTTTTGAATTCGAACTCTTTCATTCTCTTCTTCCTGTGCTTTTCTTTTTAATTCTTCATCTATAGGTTTAGAGTCATTGGTATCTTCTACCGTAGGTTCTTGGGGTTGTTCTGTAGGTGTATCCTCCATTATTAACTCCCTTTCTTGAACTAACATATCATTAACAATTTCAGATAATTCTTCATCTGTTAAGTTATCCCAATAATCAGGAATTTCAATATCAATATTCTCTTCAGTCTGAACTACTTCAGGTTCAATCACTTCAATGTCTTCTACCGATTTAGTTTCTTGAACATCTTCATACAAACCTAATTCTTCATCTGACTTCATTATATCAATAATATGTTGTTTTTGTTCTTCTTTGTTTTCATTCAAATAATTAAATGCTAACACCATACAAATAGCAAGTGGGTCGAATACAATCATAAATAAAATAATCAAAATATTTACAACTGTATCCATACTAATACCAGTAACCCTAGAAATGTAAGTAAGTGAACCTAATTCTGAAGACACTTCATTTTGGAGACCAGCCTGAGTAGATAGTAATTTTAATTTAGATGATTCGGTTGAAAATTTAACAATACTATCATTTAAAGTATTAATTTCTTTATTTAAAGTATTAATTGTTTTGTCTGTTTGTGATGCACTTCTATCTGCAGAACGAGATGATTTATTAGAATTAACTAATGTCAGGGCTCGCTGCTCTTGTGAAGTTCTAATAGATGATAAACTTTGTAATTGTGAATTTTTAGCATCTAACTGAGCTTTATAAGATATTAAAGCGTTATCGTAATAAGTCTTTTTCACAGATAATGAATCAGATGCAGTTTGTGATAATTCATATTTAGATTTTGTATTTTGATATGCTCCAGACAAAAATCCATAAATTCCGATTGAAGTAATTAAAGCAATAATTGCAATTGCAATAATTAGATAAGTTCTTAAAACTTTATTTACAGTAGACCAAGTACGATATAAGAATGAAGCTATCACTAATTTCGAAGCTTCAAGCGTAGTTGCCATAGCAATTACTGCAATAAATGCACCTGCAAATAATTTAGATAGACCTACAATTGAGAAAAACGCAGCACAAACAGCTAACGCCAACGCAATTAATCCTACAAATACTTTTAAAACTGTTTTATTCATTAGGCTCTAATCCTAAACGTTCAACTACTAATTCAATTTCTTTTACTATAGATTCTATAAATTTTATAGCATCAGGTCCAGAAATATCAGCGTTTGATATTTGTCTTTGTAATGTTTTCAGTTTAGTAGCTTGAGCCTCTAACTTACTTAAAGTATGTTCTTTGTATCTCATGTTAAAATATATTAATATTAATTTATATGTATTTTATTAATAATAAATA